TACCAGGAAAAAGAAGATATTCGACACCCTGATTCACCTGAAGGATTAGTGAATACAGCTGCCAATAACCGCGCGTTCGCAGAGCGTCTTATTGGCGTTTACAGACTAGCCAAAGCAGGAGTGAAGAATGGGCGTCGTTAAGAAATTATCTGACTACAGACCTCCACTGGAGGTCGTGGAGCATCGCGTGGCAGATACCGAAGATGGTTTCATGCGCGTTGCTAACGAGCTTACAGACAGTCTGCTGATGGCTGATTTAACCGTCCGGCAGTTGAAGGTAATGCTCGCTATCATGCGCAAAACATATGGATTCAATAAGGCGGTGGATCGGATAACAAACACGCAGATAGCAGCCATGACAGGTATTCATCACACTCATGTTTGCGCAGCCAAGCGCCAGCTTATTGAGCGTAAATTCCTCATTGCTGATGGCGTGAAAATAGGAGTGAACAAGGTAGTATCGCAGTGGATTAGCCAAGACAGCTTAACATTAGCTAAAACAGCTAATAAAACATTAGCCAAGTCGGCTAATGGGTATAAGCCAAGTCAGCTAAACACAAAAGACAATATACAAAAGACAATAAATACAAATACCCCCTTACCCCCTAAAGGGGGATGTGATGAAGGCTCTAAACCTGAAAAGCGAAAACCTACCAAGATTAACTACAGCGAATATCTTGCTGCTTACAACGAGATTGTTGGTGACAGACTCCCACATGCAGTGGAGGTCAATTCTGAACGACAACGCAAGTTGAAAAAGCTGATTGCTTCACTGGCAACCAAAAACATCGATGGATTCCGGGCATACGTCAAAGCATTCATGGCAGCAGCCAGACCATTCCATTTCGGTGATAACGACCGTGACTGGGTAGCTAATTTTGATTACCTGCTCCGCCCGAAAGTACTGATAGCAATTCGTGAGGGAACACTATGAGACAGGATATCGAGGCGAGCGTTATTGGTGGCTTGCTGATTGGGGGATTAACACCAACCGCCAGTGACGTTCTGGCAACACTGGAACCTGAAGCGTTCTCAATTCCGCTCTACCGGAAAGCTTTTGAAGTTATCCGAAAGCAGGCCAGAAACAGGAATCTGATTGATGGTCTGATGGTGGCCGAGGAGTGCGGGGATGAATACGCAACGGCGGTGATGATGACTGCGCGGTCATGTCCCAGCGCTGCAAACCTGAAAGGTTATGCCGGGATGGTTGCAGACAGTTATCAACGGCGTCAGGTTTTACAGCTACTGGATGAGATGCGGGAGCCAATCAGTAACGGCACGCTGGACGCATCAGGCAGAGCGATGGACGAGCTTGTAAAGCGCCTGTCATCCATCAGGAAGCCGCGGAACGAGGTTAAACCTGTGCGACTGGGTGAAATCATCAATGACTACACTGACACGCTTGACAGGCGTCTGAGGAACGGAGAAGAGTCGGATACCCTGAAGACCGGAATCGAAGAGCTTGACGCTATCACCGGAGGGATGAACGCAGAAGACCTTGTGATTATTGCTGCTCGTCCAGGTATGGGTAAAACCGAACTGGCGCTGAAGATAGCCGAAGGCGTGGCAAGTCGTGTTATTCCTGGTTCTGGCGTCCGGCGCGGTGTGTTGATTTTCTCGATGGAAATGAGCGCCATTCAGGTTGTTGAGAGAGGGATTGCCGGCGCAGGAATGATGTCGGTCAGTGTGCTGCGTAACCCGTCACGTATGGACGATGAAGGATGGGCGAGAGTTGCAAGCGGGATGAAGTTGCTGGCAGAGCTGGATGTGTGGGTAGTTGACGCATCGCGTTTGTCTGTCGAAGAAATCAGGTCCATTTCCGAACGCCACAAGCAGGAGCATCCTAATCTGTCACTGATTATGGCTGACTATCTCGGGCTAATTGAGAAACCAAAAGCGGAACGTAATGACCTCGCCATAGCACATATCTCCGGTAGCCTGAAAGCGATGGCGAAAGACCTGAAAACTCCAGTTATCTCCCTAAGCCAGCTCTCCCGCGATGTTGAGAAGCGGCCAAACAAGCGCCCGACAAACGCAGATTTGCGGGATTCAGGAAGCATTGAACAGGACGCAGACTCAATCATCATGCTCTATCGGGAAGCGGTATATGACGAGAACAGTAGCGCCGCGCCATTTGCTGAAATCATCGTGACGAAAAACCGTTTTGGCTCGCTTGGTACGGTTTACCAGCGGTTCTGCAACGGACACTTTGTTGCATGTGACCAGGACGAAGCCAGACAGATTTGCACGGCATCAAATGCACCTGCTGGACGCAGAAAGCGATATGCACAAGGGGCTGACGTATGACCATCTACAAAATACCTGAAATGCTTTTGAATCCCCGCTTCATTGCTGTTTTGAACAGATGTATCGACGAAGAAGAATTAATTATTCAATTCGAAAGGCTGTCAGGAGTAAGCCGACCACCAAAGAGGCAGCATCCAATAGAACTGATGGTTGATAAAGCGACAGGATTTTATGATGAGCAGTGGAAACTGTTTTTTGAAGCATTTATCCCGTTCGTCTATGAGTTTATATGGCTCACATGGGAAGACCGTGACAATGAGGAGTACTGGCAATGACTATCTACATCACTGAGCTGGTAACAGGCCTGCTGGTAATCGCAGGCATTTTTATTTGGGGGAGAGGGAAGCATGGTTAATTGGATGCTCGCCGCCATCAAATGCATTGGCGTTGGATGGATTCTTCTGACGTTTTTTATTGTTCTGCGTAGCTACATTAGTCTTGTTAATGGCGGTAAAGACCCATTCTCTACGTTGTTTGGTGCTGCGTTTACCTGGGTACTTATCGGAATTGTACCTGTAGCGATAGCAAAAATGGCGTGGCGTTTTATCAACTAAAAGTGAGAGTAATGATGAGAAAGAAACAAGCAGAGAAATTATTTTGTGACGCCATGGATGCGTTGGCTAAGGTCGGCGAAAGCCCATTGAATTACTGTCTGTCTTATGCCCGTGGTTTTATGGCTGCCGAGAACAAGACGGAATATCTGCACGAATGGGAAGACGGGACAATGCGTCTGAAAGTTAGCGATGGTGAGCATATTCATTGATGGAGAAAAATATGGACGAGAGCTACCGACAGTTTGAAGATTGGTGGTCAAAAGACAAAAGCCAGTTTACGGATGACGACGAATTAAAAAATTTTTCTTGGGTTATATGGCAGGCATCACGCGCCGCTATCGAGATTGAGTTGCCAACAAAAAATGATATCTCCAGCGATGACAACTCCATTCCTGACCTGGTTGATTGGGATGATGGAAGAAACGCTGGAATTCAGGAATGCGCAGAAGCCATCCGCGCCGCTGGAATCAAAGTGAAGGAGTGATTTATGTGTGTATATCACCTGAAACAATGCTACGGATGCGGAATGCCTCTTCGGTTTAATGGATTCCAGGGTATTCCTGATGTGCCTATGTGTAGTTCTTGTCGGGATAAAGGAATTAAGCCGAGATACGTTTATGTTTATTCCGCCAACAAGATATTGCCGAAGTATGAATACAGCACGGAAATAATGAGGTCAAAAACAAATATCTAACGTGGTATAGCGATATGAAAAAACTAACCTTTGAAATTCGATCTCCAGCGCATCAGCAAAACGCCATTCACGCAGTACAGCAAATCCTTCCAGACCCAACCAAACCAATCGTAGTAACCATTCAGGAGCGCAACCGCAGCTTAGACCAAAATAGGAAGCTTTGGGCCTGCTTAGGTGACGTCTCGCGTCAGGTTGAATGGCATGGTCGCTGGCTGGATGCAGAAAGCTGGAAGTGCGTGTTTACCGCAGCATTAAAGCAGCAGGACGTTGTTCCTAACCTTGCCGGTAATGGCTTTGTAGTAATAGGCCAGTCAACCAGCAGGATGCGTGTAAGCGAATTTGCGGAACTATTAGAGCTTATACAGGCATTCGGTACAGAACGTGGAGTTAAGTGGTCAGATGAAGCCCTGTTAGCGCTGGAATGGAAAGCGAGATGGGGAGATAAGGCGGCATGAGGCGACAGCGACGAAGTATCACCGACATAATCTGCGAAAACTGCAAATACCTACCAACGAAACGCTCCAGAAATAAACCCAAGCCAACACCAAATGAATCAGACGTAAAAACCTTCAATTACACGGCTCACCTGTGGGATATCCGGTGGCTAAGACATCGTGCGAGGAAATGACAATGCTTTTAATTCAACCAGGATTTGGCCTGAGCATCAAAAAAGGGCACATGTTTGGCGAGAAAGAGTCTCAACGAAAAATGGTGTCTATCCGGTTGCCATTTATCAGTATTTATTGGCTAAACAGGGAGGCAACAAATTATTGGTATACATGCGCGCGTGCCGCATTTAATGACCCTGACTGGTTTATTGAAAACCATCATGCAGTTCGTCAGGCGAAACGAAAATCCACCATAACAAAAATGAAAGCGTATCGGGACGCTTGGGAAGAACATAGAAATCGATACCAAAAGGACATTGAAAAGCTGGAATCAGAAAACACTGAGCTAAAACGAAGACTAGGGGAAGCGAAAAGGGATATTGATGCCTATAAGCGGCTTGTAGGTGGTGATAGCCATGCTTAGCCCAACTCAAATCATGCAATACCAGAAAGAAAGCGTCGATCGAGCTTTAACGTGCGCTAACTGCGGTCAGAAGCTGCATGTGCTGGAAGTTCACGTTTGTGAGCACTGTTGCGCAGAACTGATGAGCTATCCGAATAGCTCGATGCACGAGGAAGAAGACGATGAATAGCGTCAAGCCATATTCACCGAGGGAGCAGGATTACATCAGGCGCGTCGCCGGTAAGGTTCCGGCAGAAGTAATGGCGGCGGCACTTGGCAGAACCAGAAACAGCCTGGTTAACTGGGCTAATCGACATGGAATAAGCCTGAGGGTTCCTTACGGAATACTTAAAAAGCACTGGCCTGAATATGCTGAAAAAATGACAAAAGGGGGACGCAATGGCACTAAAGAGAGATAAGTTTGATGACGTTTTCTCCCAACTGGTGAGGGAGCGAACGGACTGGATCTGCGATTACTGCGGACGAACATTCCACCACGAAAGACAAAAACTCCACTGCTCCCACTTCAAATCCCGACGACACAAAGCAACCCGATACCATCCCTATAACGCCTTCGCCCACTGCATTGGCTGTCACCGAAAACTCGAAGAGGACCCATACGAATTCACCGCGCATGCGGAGATTGTCTATGGGGAGATGACAATAGAGCGTGTAGCGCGTCTGGCGTGCATTCCTGTGCGCTTAAATCCTTGGCAGATGGATGAGCTATACCAACACATGAAGAGCGAACTGAAGCGGTTACAGGAGCTAAGGGCGCATGGTGTTACAGGGCGCATCGATTTCACATTGCCAGACTGGTATCAGGACGGAATTCAACTCCGCATGGGGGAATCTCAATGTGCAGCATAACCAGCATTAACCAGGCAAAACAGCAGCGTGAACGTGACGAAGCTGAATTGCGCAGCGTCAGAGAGATGACGGAGCAACACCAGAAGGCGATGGATTATCTGCATGAGCGAGGGCGTGAACTGGTGAACCGGCTGGGGTTGAATAAGCCAACGGGAGACGATGCTGCATGAGACTCGAAAGCGTAGCTAAATTCCATTCGCCAAAAAGCCCGATGATGAGTGATTCACCACGGGCTACGGCTTCTGACTCTCTTTCCGGTACTGATGTGATGGCTGCTATGGGGATGGCGCAATCACAAGCCGGATTCGGAATGGCTGCATTCTGCGGCAAGCACGAACTCAGCCAGAACGACAAAAAAAAGGCTATCAATTATCTGATGCAATTTGCACATAAGGTATCGGGGAAATACCGTGGTGTTGCAAAGCTTGAAGGAAATACTAAGGCAAAGGTGCTGCAAGTGCTCGCAACATTCGCTTATGCGGATTATTGCCGTAGTGCTGCAACGCCGGGCGCAAGATGCAGAGATTGTCACGGTACAGGTCGGGCAGTTGATATAGCCAAAACAGAGCAGTGGGGGAGAGTTTTTGAGAAAGAGTGCGGAAGATGCAAAGGCGTCGGCTATTCTAGGATGCCAGCAAGCGCCGCATATCGCGCTGTAACGATGCTAATCCCCAACCTTACCCAACCCACCTGGTCACGCACTGTTAAGCCGCTGTATGACGCTCTGGTGGTGCAATGCCACAAGGAAGAGTCAATCGCAGACAACATTTTGAATGCGGTCACACGTTAGCAGCATGATTGCCACGGATGGCAACATATTAACGGCATAATATTGACTTTTTGAATAAAGTTGGGTAAATTTGACCCAACGATGGGTTAATTCGCTCGTTGTGGTAGTGAGATAAAAAGAGGCGGCGCTTACTACCGATTCCGCCTAGTTGGTCACTTCGACGTATCGTCTGGAACTCCAACCATCGCAGGCTGAGAGGTCTGCAAATGCAATCCCGAAACAGTTCGCAGGTAATAGTTAGAGCCTGCATAACGGTTTCGGGATTTTTTATTTGGGTCAGTCGTATAAAGGTCATTACGGAAGGCTGTTAACCTTCTTATCGTGGTTCGAGTCCACGCTGTCCCGCCAAATATGCTGGTTTAGCTCCAATGGTAGAGCAGTCGCCTTGTAAGCGAATGGGTAGCGGTTCAAGTCCGTTAACCAGCACCATAACTGAGCCGTAGCCACTGGCTATCCTGAACTAATCAGTGATAGTTATGCTGCGGCCTTCTACACATGACCTTCGCGAAAGCGGGTGGCAAGAGGTT